ACTCTCTTGGTGAACCCACAGTTCTTCGGCGGTCGTCTTGCAGCGTTGGCCCAGCAATTTCAATACTTCAAGTTTACGCGTTTGATAGTGCGGTACATCCCCATGGTCCCCACCACCAGTGCTGGGGCTTGGATTATGTTCTATGTTGCCAACAATAGCGTTACTGCTGCCTTTAGTGGGTCTGCAGAGTTGGCAATTGCGTCCACATACAATTCGTTCCTATCCAACCCCGTTTGGGGGCGGGGTGACTTGGAGGCCGATATGTCGGAGTCCCTCCCTATGTACTCGTGTGTACCCGGCGACGTCGAGGAAAACACCGTGCAGGGCATTATTGGCACCGGGGTTTCTGGAATTGGTGTTCCTGGTGGCTCGGAGCCAGCCTTCGTTGGTGGGCAGCTTTTCGTCCAGTATGTGTGTGAGTTCTTCAAACCCCGTATCTCGCGCCAAATGAATTCTTTCCTGGAGACAGCATGTTACCTCACTATTGGTACGGGTTTTACTTGCACGCCCGGTCAGGCTGTCGTTCTGAGTATAGAGGCGCCCCATAGTGCTGCAAGCACTGTGACCTGTGTTTCAGCCCCGGCTTACCCCATCTTTGGTGTGCTTGAGGTCACCAGTTGGAACGTTGTCAACGCCACTCAAGAGTGGTTCGATGGTGTTTCCAACACACGTTACGACGTGGCACCGGGCGTTAGTTACTTCGTCCGTAGCTACCTTATGTCCGGCACCGCTTACATGGTGCTCTATCCAAGTGCGGCAGGGGCTGAACAGGCCACGTTCACTCCTGGCACCGGAGGGTTCTCCGGGGCATTGACGCACTATAACACGGCGACCGCGGCCGCAACTTATACCGCAGCCGCGTGCACGTTACGTTATTTTGAAACTGACACCGAGTGATCTCGGTGAGCGGGGTCGTTCCCGCATTGGCCCTTTTGGCCCCTGGCATTGGTTGTTTTTGGCCGCTCCTTAGGGAGACGACCTATTTTTCTACCGCTGCCTTGTATTAAGTAAAAAGTGGTC